GCCTTCGTTCTGGAGGCCGGCGGTATTGATATAGCGCCCCTGCTTCTCGCCTTCGCGCAGCACGTAGTAATCGTTCCACTCGCTGTGAATCCAGTACATGCCGCTCTGGGGTTCGCGGTTTAAGGCGTTGGGATCGCGGTCGATCTTCCAGGGCTCCACCAGGCTATACGTGAGACTGCCCTTCTGGGGATCCCAAATGGGGATCATCTCCATGGACTGGCCGACCGCAAAGCCCATCTCGGAGGCGTCGGTAAAGCGCACGATAAAGTTGGCGTGCTGTTCGTCCAGTTGCCGTTCCATGAGCTTTGTCCAGAAGACGTTGACGACATTAGAAGGCTCTTGCTTGATGGAGAGAAACTGCGGGGAGAAGGCGGCCTGGACCATGGCGACAGCAAACTGCACGGCAGCGTAGGGCTTCGGCAACACGCCACGGTTTTGCCAGTCCTGCTTGGCCGCATAGTTGGGCGGCTCTTGCTCCTGGTACACCTCCCAGCAGCGGCGTTGAATCCCGCGCACGTCACGCAAGGCATTGGCCGTGGTCCGACAACATTCCTCGGCGTAGTCGACATAGTGCTTCGGATTCTCGCCGGCGTAGGCCTGCGCCGCACCGGTACGTTCCTCCAACTCCTGCGCGTCGGGGACGTCGAGGCCCTTGAGGTCGCGCAGAATCCGGTCAATCTCTGACCGAATCATGCCTTCCTGGGGACCGACGGGGTGGTAGCCGTTCAGACCGACAGGAATAGTCGCCACTTAGCACGCCCTCACTTCTGGCCCGACCATGGCAAACTCCGTTTCTTGGCCTTCTTGGCGCGTTTCTTCTTGTCGGCCTTGAACTCTGCTGGCGTGTGCGTCGCTCCGCTGGCGAGATTCTTGGCCTCATCTACCTCGCCACTCTCGGAGAAATGCAGCCTCACCTTTTTGCCGGTCTTGGTCGTCATCGTCCGATACGTGCCACCCGAAATCGGCATCACGCGCTCCTCGCCGGCTCAATCGGCTCGGCAGGCGTCATCACTTCCGTGCGCGACGGCAACTGCACGTCCTGGAGGTCTTCCTGGTACTGAATCAGTGTCACGGTCAAGGGCAAGTCCGGCAGCAGTTCGCCCTCGGCCACCGCCTCAATACTCGCTGACTCGACCGTGAGCCATATGCCACCCCTGGCTGAGTCGGCCTGGACCTGTCGAATCCGCGCATCGTCGGGGAAGTCTTTGTTGACGAGGATCAGCCGGCCATGCCGCAGAAAATTCTCCAGGGTGTGTAAGCTGAGGAAGGATTTAGCTAGCGGCATACGTGCTCCCAGCAGGAGTGGCCCTGCCGATGCAAGCTAGGGGATAATGTTTTGAATGGTCTGATTTAGGTTTTCCAACTGGTTCGACACCGCCCCGAGGCGCTGCACCGCATCATTGGCCGCCTGGCGCAAATCCGCATCGCCGGTATTCGCCAGCGCATCGGCGATCTGTTGGAGTTCGACCTGAAGGGTATCGGTCGTCTGGTTGACGCGAGTCGCGACATCGGTGACGGCCTGGGTGAGGGCATCAGAGGCTTCTGACATCTGTGCAAATCCTTCTTGGAGAGTTTGTTGGATCTCGGACAAGCCCTGCACGATGTTATCAAAACCATGGACGTGCAGATGAAAACTTATCTTCTTGCTCACGATGGTATCCCATCTATGCTAAAATAGCTATGCGGCTAGCGATTGCAACGCGAAAGCCCGACCTTTCACGGGTTGCCGCACTCCTCCTGAAAGGCAAATCGTCTCTGAAAGGAGAGACTCATGATAGCTACTCCGTGCCCCCATTGCGGAACCAAGCTCACATTTAGAGTTCTTAAAGGTGTGCGTCAATGGCATTGTACGCAGCAATGCAGGAAACAAGTAACCAAGAGTCGTATCAGTATCAGGTTTTGGGCGCATGTTGATAAAACCGAAGGAGACGAAACCTGTTGGCCATGGCAGGGCTACTGCGATTCTTTCGGATATGGGAAGTTTCAGGTTACTGATGGAAAAACCGCCCTGGCCCATAGAGTATCCTATGAACTCATTGTTGGAGTGATCCCGTCAGGCCTTTGCGTCCTTCATTCTTGTGATAACCCGCCATGCGTCAATCCCTATCATCTTTTTCTTGGAACAAGGATAGACAACAACCAAGACAAAATCAAAAAAAGTCGCCATGTCTACGGGAGTCGGGTTATTTTTGCCAAGCTAGTAGAGGAACAAGTGCTAACCATAAAACAACGGCTATCCCAAGATAGTACGCCAGAATCAAAGCTAAAAATAGCCATGGACTTTAACGTCCGTACCTCAACAATCCATCGCATTCATATTGGGGCAACCTGGAAACAAGTTATTTGTCCCATTGAATAAGGTCATAATTCTGGCGGTAACGCTCGCTCCGGCGGTGGCTACCCTCGCGGCCGGCATCTCCCGAGGGCAGATTAGGCGGCACGCCATTCCATCCCAGGCCATCCGGCGGCTCGTAGGTCGTCTTCTCCTCACCACCAGCACCGCTATGAATATCGACGTACACCTCTTTGGTGACCGGGTTCCCATGACGGTCTTTGCCTTGCATCTCGCGCATCGGCCACCAGCGGTCGGACGCACGCGCGCCGGCCTTCTGGGTCGGGGTCAACGAGGATTGCCGACGCTCGCGGTCACTACTCATCGCTCGGCTCCACATCGCTGGCACCACCAATCCACAGAACCCGCTGGCATCCAGTCATGGGGACAGGCCGACCACACCCCAAAATACAACCAGTTGACGACCTTTCGGGCAAAGCGTTTCATGCCCCCTCCTAGTACGCCACTCGCGTGCTATAACTCGCCGCAATCTGCCGCGCCCGACGCTGCGGGCCTGCCGTTCTTTTCTTGAGGTAGGACTGGTGCGTGAGCGCGGACCACGGGGCAAGGATGCTCACCGCGTTCGCAAAACCATCACAGATATGGGACGAATTATCCTTGAGCGGGGTAATCTGCGTAATGGCTCCAGTCTTATTGGTCGGATAATGCCAGCGCCCCTTGAGTCCTCCGACGAGCCGCTTGCACCGCGTCGCGTCAATCAAGATGGCCGGTTGCCCGCGCACCATCCACTGGAGCGCATGAGTCACCCCCAGTCGAATCTGGGGCCAGGTCTGCGGGCCTAACTCAAAGGGAATCGTCTGCTGCATCCCCGGGTCAAACTCCTGCTCCACAGCATCTGCAGCGCATTCGTCATGGCGACTCTGGTCGGGTTGGCGCATCGTCCGGTCGCCAATCTGCCGCCAGCCGTAGGACTTGTCTTTCCACCGCGGTGATTGCACCAGGGGATTGACGGAGTTGTGCAGCAAGTCGCGGACATCTTCTCCGTCCACGCACTCATCAAGAATCCACAACCGTCCGTCTGGCCACTGCTGGCCCAGGCACGCGGCAGGATTGCCCCACGAGTCCCAGCCGATAAAGCTCATGAGGCCTTCGACCGGTTCCAGTGGAATCGGGGACACATGAATCGCCGGGTTAAACAGTCGCCCTACGACGGCCTTCCCCGGATACCGCATCGCCGCTTCGCCCTTCACGAACCGCGCATACCCAATCGGGTCGTTGGCATAGGCGGCAATCACGGCCTGAGAGGATTCGGCCTTCAGGTGCGTGTTCTCGCCCGGTAGGAACTCAATGGTCTCTTTCGTGATCAGTGGCGCCCGAGGATCGACAATCCCATCCGGGGCCATCAAGCAGCGCGTATAGAACCAGTGTTCTTCATCAGGATGGTTGGAGCTGATTTGTAGCCGCCCCTTGGTGCCCTGCTGGCGTGTACAGCGGACGAGAGCGGCGTTGTACAAGTCTTCGGAGAGGCCGGCGTTGGCGGTGCGAGAGTCCGTGTACGGGCAGGGTTCTTCCAGCCAGATCAAGCCCCACTCGCCGCCCTGGATATCGGCGACGGACGCCAGGTCATCGATGCCCAGCAGATCGACTTCAATCCCTTTGCCCGTAAAGATATGCAGCTTTTTGAAATCGTGCGACCACTTGTGGGGCGTGCCGGAATCGAGAAAGAAGGCCTCAAACGCGGGGACAATCGTTCGCAGAATATTGGTGTGCGTGTCGCGGATAATGGCGGCCCGCAGTTTCACGCCACAGCGAAAGCCATGATAAATCATGGCCATGATGCAGCTCCACGTCTTACCCTCCCCGAATCGAGACACCGCGACGACAATCGTGGCCGTGGACTGGATAACCCGTTCCTGGGACGGCGACGGCACGATCGGATGCAGCCGAACTTGGGACGGGTCCAGCGTACTCGTGGCGGTCGCGGCGGGCGGATACCAGGGCATGGGGCACTCCAGTGGAAAGGTGGCTCGGCTGGACGATGGGCCAGACTTCTACTGGCTATAGCAATTCCAGTGCTGCGGGCATCCGCTACAGCGGTCCTGTCAGCCCAGTCGGTTCACTGACGAGTCGGGCTCCTGCCCTCTCCTCCCACGCTCACACCGTCCAGCTCCGTACCAGAAGCATTAGCACGAGTGCGCGTCCGTGTCAAGCGACTCCTGCCATGGCCAGCAGTCATTGTCCTCCCTAAGAGCCACTTTCTCCCAAAACCGTGCAGGGATACCCCCAGAAGTGGTTGAGCCGTTCCAAAACCTTGGGCCCCTTTCCTCTTACTCCCTTCCCAGAAGCATGAGCTCTTGTCTATTGCTCAGAGGAAGCCTATAGTCTGTCGTTGTCGGTGGAACGTTCTATGAGAGAATAACATTGAGCCGGAGATTTTATGAGCGTGTATGAGTGGATGGCTCAAAATGGCGTCTTTATTCCAGTCCCCGGTGGTGGCCTGGTGTATCTCTACAGTGATGACTTC